ACCAAGAAAGTCAGTTGGGCAGATCAGATCGATGATATTCCTAAAATGTTTGAGTCGAAAGCGCCTGCACTAAAAAGTTCAGATTATGCGAAAGGTACTTATCAATCGGCACAGTCATTCAAAGATAGGTTCGCTAAAAAGAAGAAAGAGAAGAAAGAGTCTGTTGATGAAGCATCTAAAGAAGGTACGGTTCGTATCATTGATTTGGGCAACAAAGGACAAGACAAAATTCGTAAAGAGTTGGGTGTTGATAAACTTCCAAACAAAGGTTTCCAAGTACAGGTTATGACTAAGGGTAAATTTGTAAACCAAGGTAAACCTTACAAGACTATGAAGGATGCAGAGAAAGTTCGAAGTACTGGACAACACTCAATGCAGTTCGATGAAGCAGCACTTGAAGAAAAGACTAAGTGGAAAATGGGTGATGGTCGTCCAAGAAACGGTGCTCGCATAGAGAACGAAAGATTCTGGGACTTACCGTATGATTCTTTAAAGTATATCGCCAAAGATGCTGGTGAGGCCATGAAAGCCAATCCCACCGCAAGGAAGGCAACTACTGGACCGGGCAACTGGGCAGACCAAGTTGCGGATGCTGCCACAGTCATGCAATGGAGAAAGAAAAACGGTATTAGGGAGTCTGTAGAACTTGATGAAGCTATGTACAAAGTTGAAATTGAAGGATTGCCTACAACATATGTTGATGGTGCTAGTCCTGGCGAAGTCAAGAACGTACTCAGAAGGTTGCTGAAAAAACCTGACTATATTCGTATGGTCAAACGTGCACCCGAAGCAGAGATGAAGCAGTATTTCCGTATGAAAGCTGCGGGTAAAGATGTGGATGAAGCATTCGAAAACGAACTCGATGAAGCCGTTGATAAAACAATGTTAGCAAAAGTTGATAAACTTATGGAGCCCACACAATCCGCAAAACAAGCAATTGAAATCGTTGCTAAAAAATTGACTGCTGGTGATAAGAAAAAGGCGGAAAAACTCGTTAAGCAAGTCTTAAACAGTTATCTTGGAGAAAAATTGGATCCTGTCGGACAAGCCGATGCTGATATTGATAACGATGGTGATGTTGATAAGTCAGACAAATATCTGAAAAATCGCAGAAAAACAATTAAAAAAGCCATCAAGAAAGTCAAAAAAGAAAAAGATCCTAAAACGATTAGCGGTAAACAAGAAAAAGTAGAAGTAAGTCCTAAAGTAGACTTATAAATAGTATTAAAACTAATAGGAGAGCTATTATGGCATTATGGGGAAATACGGACGCACTAGCTAGTGCTCCAAAATATGTTGCACCAACACGCGCAGTTGATATGTCGTCTGCTGGTGAAGTTGCGGCAAACGTTATTACAAATCATGGGCACGGATTTATCACTGGAGATCCTGTAACTTATACTAGCACAGCCGCGGCTACTAATCTAGTTAGTGGTACGGTATACTATGTTATTCGTTTAACTTCCAGCACATTCAGCCTTGCAGCCACTCCTGCCGCCGCATTGGTTCCAACACCAATTGTTCTTACCAACGACGGCGATGCTGCAGACACATTTCAAAAAACACCAGACAACTTGTATTTTGTTGACATTTCTGAAGCAGATTCTAACAAAGCTACAGGTCTTGGTACTGGTGGTTGGACGGAATATACAACATACACAGATGGTCACGGAAACACTCGGAACAAATCTGAAGTATTGATTGCTATGGCTCGTACTGCAGCAGAAGCTGGCGACACTGGTATTTTGGGTAGTGATGATGATGTTGTTTTTGATACATTGATTACAATCACGACGCAACCTTTGCAATCTGATGCTACTGTTGATATCACAGGGCTTGCAGCTGCTACCCTTACTATTGCTGCTTCAGCTTCACCCGCACAAGCAGTTACATACGATTGGCAGTCATCTGCTGACGGGTTGACTGGTTGGGCTACCGCAACGGTTGCTGGTAGTACCACAACAACAACTTTATCGATTGTCGATACTGACGGTGATTATGTTGCTGGTAGATACTTCCGTTGTGTTGTGTCTTCAGCAGGTGCTCTTGCTGCAGATCCTGTAGTATCAAATTCTGTAGTATTGACACAAAGCGCATAAATAATATTGGGTGCCCCATAAGCGCATGACGGCTAAACTGGGGGAGACGCATCTCCCCCGACCCATTTTTCAAGTGGTCCGAGTCCCGGCAGTAGCATTCCCTTAATTGGGTTTAAATAATAAGGAATAGAAATGGCAGATAAAAAACTCACATTGTTAACAGCATTGACAGATCCCGTTGGTACGGATGTTATGATGATTGTTGATGATGCAACTGGCACTCCAGTATCAAAGAAAATTGAAGTCGAAGATTTATTTGGTGCTACGACACAATTGTCAGTAAGCAAAGTAGATATTGCGTCTACGACTTCACTTGAACTATCTTCTACCACAACAACAAATATTACCGCTACGGGTGGTGCTACAGTAACAGGAGCGCTGACAGTTAGCAGCACTTTGACTGCTAGTAGTGGTGTTGTAGTAACAGGAAATTCTTCGGTTGATGGTACGTTATCTTCTACTGGAATATTTACTGCGCCAAAAATCGTTCTGACTGGCGCTGTGACGCCAAGCAATAACAATACTGAGGGCTTTGCTGTCGGTACTACTTTTTGGGATTCTGGCTATGTTTATGTTGTTGTTGACACCAATGTGATCAAGAGGGCTGCCTTAGCAACCTTCTGATGATACTGCTTGATGATGATACTTTTGATGAGTTTGCGATTGCTAACTATAACAATCCAAATTGCGTTTCTGTTTTAGAGTTTTTGGATGATCTTAAGAGAATAAGATATGTCAAACGACTGATAAAAAAGTTTGCGGAACGCGGCGAGTTGCGAGAGAGGTTGATACTAAATCACATAATCTTCCTCTCAAATAACTTTGGGATTGATGGCACAATGACGATGTTGAGATACAAGGTCGGGAAAGAAAACGTAAATATATTGAATTCTTTTTTGATATTTCTGAATTATTGTGATATACTAGTAGAATATGATGAAGATTTACTTTTAAAACTAAGAGAACTTATTTAATGTCAACACTAGTAGATTTGTACGTTGTTTATCGCATTTTGCGCAAGTTGACTACGCCTTTTGATAAGTGGGATGCGTATAAAACTGGTGTGATTGATGCTTCAGGAAACATACTGAAAAAATCAAAAGATCGGCTAACCAACGTTGAGCAAAAATCCTTCAACAAATTTGACTTGATGATTTTAAAACTCAAGAAACTTCTAGAAAAGTTGCCTGGTGGTAAGACCAAGTTTGCTTCATATGCAGCCGCATTGCTCTTAATCAAAGAGGGCGAAGAGATTGGCGATAACGACGAATTGCTCTCGGAAAGACTTGACGCATATCTTGCTGGAGAGAACAGTAATCTCGTAGAACAGATTTATGAAAGCTCAAATTTAGAAGACGAGTATGGTAAATCGTTCGTCAATTCTGCACTCCAAATCAAAGCACAGAAAAAGAAGGTTAGCGAACTTAAGAAGAAACTTGACGCATTCGGTGGGAAGAGTTCGGTGGGTTTGACTTCCGATGAAACACGAGCCAACCCCAAGTGGAAGTCAACAAAATCACAATTAGACGTTGAGTTTAAAAAGTTGCAAAATATGAACTCTGTGATGACAAAAACGTTTGGTAAAGAAATGCGAGATTTGAGGAACAACGATAGGAAAGCATATCAAGAATTGTTCGTCAAAGAAGAAATCGCTAATAATGTGGGTGGCGGTAATATTGCAGGAATGGATCGTGGTAAGCCTGTAGCGAAAGTTCGTCGTAAAAAGTTTGCTGAACATGATGTTTTCGTTGTTGACTCCGATCGTTATATGAAATCTAGGTTTGGTAAGAAGAAGTATCGCCCATACGAAGAGTGTGTTGGTGACGATGAGATTGGATGTGCTATACGCGAGTACGGTCTGAAAAACCCCAACAAACCTATCATCATTGAAGATGAAACTACCGGTGCTATGATATTTCTCCGTTACGGTAAAACTGGAATATTTACCGACAAATAACTTGACATAACTGGTATTTTTTGTTATTATATCAACTCGAAATACGAGTGTAATATTATGAGCATGTGGCTAGATCAAAAGTATGTTGGTATACTATCTATTCATTTAGATCAATTTAAACGCAAAGGTGGTTATAACTTCAACTTCCGGTGTCCGATATGCGGCGACAGTCAAAAAAATAAGACTAAGGCCCGAGGATACATATTTGGACAGAAGGGTGGGTTGTTCTATAAATGTCACAACTGCCAAGCTGGTATGTCATTAGGAAACCTAATAAAAGCTGTGAACACCAATCTATATCGTGAGTATTCTTTGGAAAGGTATGCGTCGGGAGAAACTGGAAAGAAGGCGCACAAAGAGCACAGTTTTGTGTTCAAGCCTGTAAGATTTGAGAGCAATCAGAAATCACTTTTTGATACAGTTCTAAAACCTATAAAAAATTTTGATAAAGATCACGAAATCATCAAATACGTGCATTCTAGAAAAATCCCAAGTCATAGATATAATACACTATACTATGTTGAGAACGTACAGGACCTAAAAAAGTTGGCGTCAGGATATGATGACAAGATTGTGACCAGCGAACCTAGATTGGTGTTACCCTTCTATAACAGAAAAAATAAATTAGTTGGGCTATCCGCGAGAGCGATTCGGGGCGAACAGTTTCGCTATATAAATCTGAAGATTGACGATAATGATCCTATGATTTTCGGTATTGACAAGGTTGACACAAATGATGTGATATATGTAACTGAAGGGCCTTTAGATAGCCTGTTCCTTCCAAACTCGGTTTCGGTGGGTAATGCAAATCTCAGGGTTGCGGCAGAACATCTACCAAAAGAAAAGCTTGTTTTGATATATGATAATGAGCCTAGAAATAAAGAGATAGTCAAAAACATACAACGATCTGTCAATGACGGATTTAGTGTTTGCGTCTGGCCTAAATCTTATAAAGAAAAAGATATAAACGACATGATAATGAAGTCGAGCACCACAGAAGAAGAACTTCTTTCTACTGTGAAAGACAGAACGTTTGTTGGACCAAGATTATTGTTAGAATTTAACAGTTGGAGAATATAAAAAACAATGAAAGATGAACTACATGGTATCAAAGTAGACTATTCACGAGATGAGTTATTTGACGAGTTGGGAATAAAAAGACTCAAAGAGTCGTATATGAAAGATGATGAGGTTTCGCCGCAAGAGAGATTTGCGTTTGTTAGTTCGAAGTTTGGGAGTAACCCAGAACACGCACAAAGATTGTATGACTATAGCAGCAGACACTGGTTGTCGTACTCAACACCAATTTTATCATTTGGGAGAAGCAACACAGGATTACCCATTTCGTGCTTCCTTCCATACCTTCATGATAGTGCAGAGGGATTGGTTGAGTGTTTGTCTGAAGTTAATTGGCTGAGTATGCTGGGTGGTGGTGTGGGTATCGGTGTTGGTATTCGTAGTTCCGATGAAAAGTCTGTGGGCATTATGCCGCACATAAAAACTTATGACGCTAGTTGTTTAGCGTATCGACAGGGGAGAACTCGCCGAGGAAGTTACGCAACGTATCTTGATATTTCACACCCTGACATCATTTCTTTTCTTGAGATGAGGAAGCCCACGGGTGATCCTAATATGCGAGCATTAAACCTGCATCACGGTATCAACATCACAGACGATTTTATGAACGTCATAGAAAAATGTATGATTGACAATAATTATGATGATACTTGGGAACTTAAAGATCCGCATAACGGTGAAGTCAAAGACACGATATCAGCCAAGTATTTGTGGCAGAAGATTATCGAGAATAGAATGCTGACGGGTGAGCCCTACATGCACTTTATTGATACGTCTAACGAAGCGATGCCACAAGCACAGAAAGATTTGGGGCTATCTATCAAGCAATCAAACTTATGTAGTGAAATCATTCTACCTACCGATAAAGATAGAACTGCTGTGTGTTGTTTGTCTTCATTGAATCTTGAGTATTATGACAGTTGGAGTAAGAACTCATTATTCTTACGTGATGTTGCTGAAATGTTGGATAACGTTCTGCAGTATTTCATTGACAACGCGCCGGCAGGAATCTCTCGTGCAAAGTATAGTGCTATGCGCGAGAGATCTATTGGTATTGGTGCTCTGGGTTTCCATGCATATTTGCAGTCGAAGAACCTTGCTTGGGAGAGTGCTATGGCAGTCTCAGCCAACAACAGAATGTTTACCTATATAAGTAAGAAACTGAATGAAGTAAATCTAGAACTAGGCGAAGAGCGTGGCGTTGCACCCGATGCTAACGGCACAGGCAAACGGTTTAGTCACATGATGGCAATCGCACCAAACGCAAGCAGTTCTATTATTATGGGAAACACATCACCATCTATCGAACCGTATCGAGCAAATGCTTACAGACAAGACACGCTTTCCGGATCGTTCTTACATAAGAATAAGTACCTTGATAAGATAATCGCGGATGCTGCCGAAGGGAAACCTGAAAACTGGTATGATGATGTTTGGAGTTCCATTATTGCAAACGATGGTTCTGCTCACCACTTGACATGGTTGGAGGATTATCAAAAAGACGTGTTCAAAACCTCAATGGAAATTGATCAGCGATGGATTGTGCAACACGCATCCGATAGACAGCAATTTATTGATCAAGCACAATCTTTGAATTTATTTTTTAGACCAGATGCAAATTTGAAATACATTCACGCAGTGCATTTTATGGCGTGGAAACAAAAGTTAAAGACGCTTTACTATTGCCGTTCGGAGAAGATCGGAAAGGCAGATAAAGTTGCTAAGAGAATAGAGAGAGAGGTAATTAAAGAGTTGGATATGAGTGCCATCATCGATGGTGATTTGTGTCTCGCGTGTGAGGGATAATATGAAAAATCAAGAATTAGTTTTAACGGACGAAAGATCTTATTTCAAACCATTTAACTATCCGTGGGCGTATGATGCGTGGCTGAAGCATGAGCAAAGTCACTGGCTTCATACAGAAGTTCCTATGGTGGAAGATGTAAAAGATTGGAAGAAAAAACTTACAGAAGAAGAAAGATATTTTTTAACAAACATCTTCAGATTTTTTACGCAGGGTGACATTGATGTTGCTGGTGGATACGTAAAGAATTATTTGCCATATTTTCCTCAACCAGAAGTTCGAATGATGCTCATGGGGTTTGCTGCTCGTGAGGCGCTGCATATCGCAGCATACTCGCATCTTATCGAAACTATTGGTATGCCAGAATCTACTTATTCAGATTTTCTTGAGTATCAAGAGATGAAAGAAAAGCACGACTATGTTCTTGAAATATCTTCAAAGAACGGTGATAGGGCGTCGACCGCCACCCACATAGCAGTATTTTCTGCGTTTACAGAAGGAATGCAACTGTTCAGTTCATTCATTATGTTGCTGAACTTTCCTCGGCACGGTAAGATGAAGGGTATGGGGCAGATCGTTACTTGGTCTATTGTTGATGAAACAATGCATGCTGAGTCTATGATCAAACTGTTCCGCACCTACATCGAAGAAAACAGAGACATCTGGACCGATGAACTAAAAGGTAAAATTTACAGTATTGCAGAACGGATGGTGGAACTGGAAGACAAGTTCATTGACCTAACTTTTAGTATGGGTGAAATGGAAGACCTAACTCCGGAGCAAGTGAAGAAATATATTCGTTACATTGCTGACAGGAGGCTGATTAGTTTGGGAATGAAAGGTTTATTTAAAGTGAAACGCAATCCATTGCCTTGGGTTGAGTCTATGATCAACGCACCGACACACACAAACTTTTTTGAGAACCGAAGCACAGACTATGCAAAAGGTGCTATGGTAGGGAAGTGGGATGATGTCTGGGGTGATGCGTCTAAATAGAGGAGTATGTATGAAATCAATCAAAGTATTTTGCGAGGAGTGCAACTCAGAATTCCAGATAGATTATGTTGATACGGCAGTAGAAGCTAAATTCTGCCCGTTTTGTGCTGAGACTCTAGATGAAGATCTTATGACTGAAGCAACAGCAACTTTTGAATGGCCGGAGTTTGACGGCTGGGAGAATCCGGAGGAAGATGATTTGCTAAAGAGCTAATGTGGAAATATAAAAATCAAGAGTTTATTTCTGAAATGATTGGTGACTCTTATGGATTCGTCTATGAGATCACCGACACAGAAAATAAAATGAAGTATATTGGTAAGAAGTGGTTTTGGAGCACGAGGAAAAAACCCCCGCTGAAAGGCAAAACCCGAAAGCGTATAATAAAAACCGAATCCGATTGGATGAAGTATTACGGGTCGAGCGAAGAAGTCAAACTCCTAGTTGAGCAGGAAGGTACCGAAAGATTTGCACGAGAGATCTTGAGGTTGTGTAAGACTAAGGGCGAATGTAGCTATTGGGAACTAAAATATCAGCTGGAATATGATGTTCTATTGAAGCCCGATGAGTACTACAATTCTTTTGTTGGAGCAAAAATACACAGGAACCATGTAATATGAGTGAGATTATGAAAGAATCTAACGTAGTAAGAAATCCAGTACCAATTGGGTTTATCTTCAACATATACCTCAGCGGTGATATCAAATCATCTGAAGAATATCTTGATGCTTTTGAGGTAATAAGAAACGCACAGCAGAATGATATCGTCTACATCCACATCAACTCACATGGCGGTGATGTTTCCACAACCATACAGTTTATTCGTTGTATGGGAGATTCTAAAGCGCACATAGTATGCTCGGTTGAAGGCTACTGCATGTCAGCAGCGACTATGATATTTTTGTGCGGAAACTCTTTTGAGATTTCTGACCATTCTGTCTTTATGTTTCACGATTATTCCGGCGGCACGTTTGGCAAGGGTGGAGAAATGTACGATCAAATTACACACGAGCGAAAATGGACCGAGGGCATCCTCCAAGACATCTACCAAAACTTCCTTAACAAAGAAGAACTGGAATCTTTGATTGGTGGTAAGGACATTTGGATGACTGCAAAGGAAGTGTCATCGAGATTGCATAAACTCAACAAACTCGAAGAAGAAAAAGACAAGAGAAAATCAAAAGCTAAAAAAACTAAATAGTGTATAAATCTACGGAGACTATCATGTTACAAAAAATCAAAGAGTTCTTTTTCGGGAAAAAAGAAGTTCCCGTTGTCGAGGTTCCAAAAAAAGCTCCAGCTAAGAAAGCAGCAGCTAAAAAAACAACCGCCGCTAAGAAAGCGCCAGCTAAGAAAAAGCCTGCGGTGAAACGACCTTCTGCCGCTAAGAAAAAAGCAGAGTAACTGATGGCACAGGAGGGTTTTTTATACGAAGCCAATGTAGCGAAGTGTCTACAAGACTACGGTTTAGTTAAAAAAAACTATGTTCCTGCAGGCGCATCTTCGGATCGACCAGACTTAGATCTTTTTATAAAAGGCATAGAGTATGGGTGCGAATTAAAAAAAGATTTGGCGTCTGCGGGCTCCCTTGTCATAAAATACAATAATGCGGCCGCATCTTTTTCTTTTGGTGACACGAATGGTGCTAAAGAAAAAGAATTTATGAAAGGTTTGGGTGTTACTAATAAGGTGCTTGCCGCCATCAAATCGAAGTGGAAAAAGAAACTTTGGATTGCCGAAGATCGGGATGAAAAGTGGGTAAAAAGATGGGAGGATGCTGGCCAGCCTGACGTTAAGGAAAGGTACAGTCAAGACCTGAAAAACTGTCCAGACATATTTTTTGACTTACCGTCAGACACTATCGAAAAATATTATAACCTAAAAGACACATATTACCTGAATGTTGGTACGCATGGTTTTTTCCTATTGGGGCCTAAAGATCCAGCAAAAATGAACGTCAAAACCACACCCAAAATCCCCAGATGGTCAAACTCCCATCGAGCAGTTCTTAGAATTCGCATACAATCTAAGGGTGTAACAAAAGCTCTCGCTCAAGAGAAGAGTTTAAAGAGGCCCACCGGAGGGCAAGGCTACCAAATAACGATGGAAATACAGTTCAAATCTGTCGCAAAATCGCCGTACAATATCGGTCCAGTCTCAAAAGGCAGTGCAAGTATCATAAAAGGTTTGGTAAAACTGCCATAAAAACTTGACATATGCTCCAAAATCATGTAGAATTACATAGTAATTTGATGATAAGGAGTGGTTATGCAGGTACGTCAGGAGGTCACAGACTGGTCTAAGGCCGATTATAGGGTTCCCCAACACATTTACATCACCTCTGGGTCGATGCTCGTGGGATACGTCCCAGAGGGCACCACAGAAGCGATTATTTTCTCAAATCCAAAAAAACAGTGGAGCCCCTCTCGCCGAAAGTTCCGAAATCTCACCAAAGCCGAGATTAGAGGAATATCTGGAATATAATGTATTCCAAAATTTCATCAAAAAACGCTTGAAATTTGACCCATATTGTGCGATAATAAGTACTTAATCAATCAGAAATGAGAAATGATATGGATTTATCTGTTTCGGCTATTAGATGCGGTGTCAAGGATTATGTCTCAGAGCAGAACCAAGATCACTGGATTGGTACTGCTTATGAAGGATATAAGTTTTTAGGTAACAAACAAAAAGGACAGTTTGGTGAAAAGATTATTGACGATTTGTTCAGAAGTCTCGGATGCAAAGTAACCAAACCTAGCAATACCGGACACGACTCTGTAGTCAACGGTATTCGCATGGAATATAAGTTCTCATTGTCTCAACAGAAGAATGGTATCATTCAGAAGAACTCATGGATGATGAATCATGTTGCTGAAGGTAAAGATTGGGAATGGCTGCTCTTTGCCGGTGTTAATCCTGAGGGCACTGATGATGTTGTAGGGTTGCTTTCTAAAGAAAACTTTGTTAAAATACTCAGAACAGAAAATGAGATTAAGATGAAAGTTCGTGCCAAAGGACAGTTACGTAACAAGTTTTTTGGTGCACAACAAGGTGGTAATAAAGCAGACAATGACGATTGGATGAGTGGTTCTAGATCATTGGTCGCTTTATTAAATTCAGAATATATGATAGGAGTTGACGAATGGTTGCAGACTTACGGTTAGGAAATTGCTTAGAAATTCTACCAACGCTGCCTGATGACAGTGTGGACATGTTGATGGTAGATCTACCCTACGGTACTACTGCTTGTAAGTGGGATAGTATCATACCTCTAGATGAATTGTGGAAACAATACAATCGCATCTGTAAGAAGAATGCTGCTATGGTATTTACGGCTCAACAGCCATTTACGACCACCCTAGCCTCGTCTAATCTTAAAAATCTACGATACGAGTGGATCTGGGAGAAGCCTCAGGGTACGAATCCAATGAATGCTAAAGTGATGCCTCTCAAAGCACATGAAAATGTGTTAGTGTTCTATCGCGCTAAACCCACCTATAATCCTCAAATGTGGTTGTCCACACCATATGGTGGTTTTAAATCAGATACCGCCAAAATTGGTGAAGTCTATGGTTCAGCACAATCAAAACATCGTGACAATCCAGAGGGCACCAGATACCCCAAAAGCGTCCAGAAATGGAAACAAGAGAAAGGTTATCATCCTACTCAAAAACCCGTTTCCATGATGGAATATCTCATTAAGACGTATTCCAACGAAGGTGACACGGTGCTTGATAATACAATGGGTAGTGGCACCACTGGTGTAGCCAGTATCATGTCAAAACGAAATTTTATTGGTATTGAAATGGATTCAAATTATTACGAAATCGCCAAAAAACGCATCTCCGAAGTAGAAAATATCGCCACTCTTAATAACTTTTTAGCATAAGCATATAACAAAACAGTCTAAAAAACCGCTTTACAACCACCTCAATACCTGTTATAATATGTTTTTAATCAATGAGAGATCGAACTATGTCTTACTTAATTCACCAGTTTCACCTGTCAGATGCTGCCCGAGATCACCTGAATTCAGTTGGTTGGAGTGGGGACTTCGGAGAGTTTCCTGAGATTGTAATCCAGCGCGATGTCAAATTCGGTGGTTCTGAGAAATTTGAACCTTGGATGTCAGATCACTTCGCTTCAGTTGCCCGTGTAACCGGTGTCGACACTCTTGAAGATGTGTTTCATGTCGGTAACGGATACGGACCTGAAGGGTCTTGCATTCAGAAGTTCACTCGAATGCATTCGGTTTCTGTGGGTGACATCATCGTCAACGAGAAATGTGGTACTGCTTGGATGTGTGAAAGTGAAGGTTGGTCTAACATTGATTTTGGGAGGATGTTCTAAGATGACGGCACCAACAAAAACTAAATATATTATAAAACGGAGTGACACTATGAAACGTACAATTATTTTTTCTCTTGCAATATTGGTATCTATTTTTTCTGCAACATCTGCTGCCAAGACTATTCAAGCAAAGGTTATCAAATCGATTCCTGTACAGAACACACAAGAATTTGTTGACGAGCGCAGAGTTTGCACTATGAGTCAGGTTCGAGTGCCTAGAGAAGTTCCTGTCTACACACGAGAGCGAAGTACAACTGCGCCTGTAATGGGGGCTGTTATTGGTGCCGCGACTGCATACGCAATTACGAGAACAAAAGAACATCGCAAAAAATCTGCCATTGCTGGTGCGTTGATTGGTGCATATTCTCAGCGCAACAGAACCCGTGAAGTTGTCTCTGGTTACAGAACTGAGTATGTGTTCGAGAACCGAGAGACGTGTGAAACCGAATATGTGCCCCGCAGTGAAACTTATGTTTCTGGGTATCAAGTCACTTATGACTTTTTCGGTGAGACTATGACATCCATCATGCCAGAACAGCCAGGCGAGTATGTCAACATCAGCATCGAAGCAAGCGTATACTAATAGGATTATGTAATGGTTAAGAGACTGCGATCTGATATTGTATTGGGTATGGGCCCCGAGCCTATCTGGGTTGGTGAGTTTAATAAGACAAAGTTGATTGATGCACTCAACTGGTATAACTACTGTTATGATCATAAGAAAGCAAAAGAACTTATTGTGTCTTACTGCCGTCATGCAAAGTATGACAAGAAAACTATTCGGCATGTCGGATCAATTCCAGATTCTAAGATTACTTTGCAAGTTGCTTGGATATCCAGAATGATGCTTCAGGGAATGGTTCCTGATGAAACTACTCAAAAGTTTTTTGATGATGGAATGAAAATGCTCCTGAACTATAAGGGTGTTCGCATCAAAACTGTTGTCAAAAAGGATGTGCCCAAGGTTTCTGTGCAAGACAGAATATTAGAAAAAGCTCGTGAAGAAGCAGGCGAGATCGAAGGATTGATTGATGACTATATTGCATCTGGATGTAAGCAGAAATATGATTTGGAAAAGTATTTTGCTGGTAAGAAACTTAGTGCTGTAGTACTACAACGTATGTGTGAAATGTTTATCGACCCATCAAAAGAAATCACTCTTGCGATTGCTGGTGAAGATGAACAAATAAAAGAAGCGTACTCACACTTCACAAAACCTCAACTAAAAAAATTAGGTGAGTTTTATGATAACATAGTATCCACCACAAATAAATCTGCTATTGCAAACAAACCTACAAGGAAAAAACGCAGAGTCAAAGAGAAGCCTGTAACACAAATTGTATCTAAGGTAAAATTTCTTGAAGAACACTCCGGATTTAAATGTGTTCCCATAGAAAAGGTGGTGGGTGCTGATCAGGTATGGACTTACAACATAAAGACTAAGATGCTGGGTGTGTATAACTCCGACAATGCAAAAGGCTTAACTTTTAAAGGCACTACCCTGAAGAACTTCAACACAAAATCCAGTGTAGGGAAGCGGTTACGCAAACCTGAAGTTATTATTCCTGAGTTGATGGATGCGGGTAAAGTCAAGATCAAAAAGATTTTGCCACAACTAACTACAAAAGAACAAGGCTTGACAGGTCGCTTTAATTGTGATACAATAGTTCTGAAAATTACATAATAGGAAATCGTAATGATACTCGTGGATCTGAATCAGGTAATGATATCTAACTTAATGATGCAGCCTGGTATAACCAAGCATGTTGATGAAAACTTAATTCGACATATGGTTGCACTCGCACTAAAATCTTACAACGTTAAATTCAAACAAGACTATGGTGAGATAGTTATCTGCGCTGACGATAAGAACTACTGGAGAAGAGATATTTTCCCGTACTACAAAGCCTCGCGCAAAAAGTCTAGAGATGCATCACCATATAACTGGGCGCTCATCTTCGAAGTCCTGCATAAAATCAAAGACGAGTTGAAAGAAAACTTTCCATACAAAGTGCTGCAAGTTGCTGGAGCCGAAGCTGATGACATTATCGGAACTCTATGTCACCAGAACGGTGTCTTCTTGCGCAACGCCGACACGGAACGTATATTGATCTTGTCTAGTGATAAAGACTTTATGCAATTGCAGAAGTTTGTGAATGTCGATCAGTATAGCCCTATGGCTAAAAAGTTTATTCGCCCTGAAGGCAATCCCCATGCATATTTGTGTGAGCACATTATTCGTGGTGATCGTGGTGACGGTATTCCTAATATTCTATCTCAGGATGACACCTTTGTGTCGGAATCTAGACAGAAACCCATCAATACAAAGAAGCTAAATATGTGGTTGCAGCAACAACCACAAGAGTTTTGCAACGAAGAAATGATGAGGAACTATAACCGAAACCAGATCTTGATTGATCTGCAAAAAATTCCCGAGGCGCTGTCGGAAGATATTGTCAGTATGTACGAAACCACAGAATCTCGTGATAGGAGTCAGTTATTTAACTACTTCATGAAAAACAAAATGAAACAACTAATGGAACATCTACAGGAATTTTGATTATGTCTACTGTTACACAAAAACCGACTGATATTAGTCGAATGAATATCGGGGAGGTGTTTGAGCATATTTCTTCTCTGCCCGCTTCTACGCGCGGACCAGAAATAAAAAGAATTTGTGACATCGCACCGGAAATCAAACTTATCTTGCAACTGACATTCAACCAAAGTTATGAGTTTGATTTGCCTAAAGGTAAGCCACCGTTTGAGCCTTTAAACATTCCGGAAAATTTTGGGTACAAAAGATTGGGTAGAGAAATGAGAAAGTTTCGCTACTTTATGAAAACCCTGACACCCAATATGAAAAGGATAAAGCGAGAAAGTATCTTCATAGAAATGCTGGAAAGTGTTCCTGCTAAAGAGGCAGATGTTCTTGTCATGATCAAGGATAAAAAACTAAAATACAAAGGCATAACTAGGAAAGTCTTGATGGATAATATCCCCGAAATTTTTGATGGTGAAGAGTTGGGAAAGTCCAATGGGTAAAAGTAAAAGTAGAAATAGCTATAGAGGATTTCGTGAATTCTATGATGAATATGATGACCTCGTTCCTAAGAAAAAAAGACTAAACAGCAAGCGTAAAAATAAAACCAAGATTAGGGAAAAGCTGGAACAAATTGATATAAATAATTTAGATGATGATCGTCTTGAAGATTTGGAGGATTTTGAATGAGTACTAGAGCTACATTTGCATTTGTTTTGATATTACTTGGTGTTGCCACTGCGGTACCGTTTATCGCAATATGGTCATTCAACACACTGTTTCCACTAAATATTGAGTATGGCTTTGCTGAGTGGGTTGCGGCAGCAGTTGTTATTCAGATGTTTGGTGGTGCAAGATACATCACAGAAAATGTTAATAAAGGATTCAATCCAGATAAAAAAATGACAACTTTGACGGATTAAAAGGAGGGCCCCCTAAAATCCAGTTTCGTTATGGTAACATAAACTTAACAAGGAGACTTGCCTATGGTAGAAAGCCAACTAGAAGTACTAAAGAAACATTCTAGGGAACTTGGAAAACGGATTTTCAAGCTAAACAGAAAAGGTAAAACTGAAGCGTCTTATAAAATGAAGAAAAAAAGAGCAACACTCGACGCTTCAATAGAACAAGTCACGATAAGGGGGTGATCCCATCTAACAAGCGCCTCGCAATGAGGCGCTTTACTTTTGGAGAATATTATGAATGGAAAAGGAAGCGGTCGAAGACCCTTGGCGGTAGGAAACAAAGAAGATTACATTGATGCGCATGCGAAGTTTGAAAGTCAGTGGGATATAATTTTTGGTGGTAAAAACAAAAAACATAGAGAAAGCACTCGTGTCAATATTAGCACACACTTTTCGCGCGAGGGCGGCCGAAAGGCTGAAGTTTGCCTCAGCGAAGACGGTTATTTTGTAGAGTTTTTTGAGGGTGATGTGCAAGTTGATGTTGTCGATGTTCGGGCACATTCTGTACATTATGCCGAAGATGTCGCAGAAAACTATGTTCTGGGCATCATAAACCCAAAAGAATCAAAGACTTAGATAGTGCTTGACATTACCCCAGAATTTTGATAAGATATGCATATACCAACTGAGGATTTATTATGATTGTATGTGCGATTGACGGAAGGTTCCCACAAAAGCGTCGAGTTGAGAAGTTTATTGATGATGTTGTCAACCATTTCTTTCCAAAAGATCTCAAGAAAAATGTGTTAATCATTACCAATATGAGAACCAACCTAGGCGACGACGCGGGGCAGTGCTGTAATGCGGGCGTCGTCCAGTTGGATTCTTCTGTTATGAAATCTGCTCAAGTTATCTCGGTGGAACTTTCTAGGAACATGGTTGACTATGACGATCAAGAACATTACCCTTACAGCATTAAAGAAATCGTGTCAACCTTAGCGCATGAACTTGTGCATGCAAAACAATACATTCGTGGGGAACTTACAGCAAAACAATACCGTTGGGCTGAAGAGTACAATGTAAAACATTCTGATATGCCTTGGGAAATCGAAGCATATGGAATGGAAGATGAGTTAGTTGATCTATACTGGTAAACAATAGGAGTTATATTATGATTAGAAAAGGCGAGGCACTACCGTCCGTTTTGTTTAACACTCGGGTGCGAGATGAAAGTATTGAGGGTCCAAATCCATATCGATGGGATCTAAAATCAAGTGG